GCCATTGTTATTCTCCTCTACCTTGTATTATCCGAACTGACCTACGACTTCTTCGAACTCGACACCAGTTCTAACAGCAACAAAGTTGAGCTGAATAAAGTTGATCGAGCGGGCTGGCTTGACGTAAATGTCTCCGACAAACTCATTTCGATCAATGATCTCACCAGTATTGTTTGTTTCGTCACAAACTACTCGGAAATCAGTGATACCTCGTCGACCCTGTACATCTCTCAAGAAGGGCTCAACCAAATTGACAAACTGTGCTCTTGTAAATTCATCGTTGAATTCGAACAGGCTTTGTCTAGCTGCGATTGCAATTGCTTTTTCAAGGACAATAAACAATCGACGAACATTGATTCGATCAAATGCACTTGGGTATCCAAGCAACGTCTTGTCACCAAACAGGATCGTACCTTCGCCTGGAAATGTCGTTACTGGGTTAATACCATTCTTGTACAATTGATCACGCTCGGTCTTATTAGGATTGAATGCAAGATTAACTACGTTCTTAATTCGACCCCGATTGAGACCGGCTGGTGAGTACCATGGATCTCGAACTTCATCTGTACGAGCCATTGTACCAGCAACATCACCGTTCAATGGTACCCAACGGTACTGATCATTGTACTTGTCGTATTGATACTTATACCCACTATCCAACACAGCGTAAGAAGTCGATGGAAGAGTGTTTCTAAACTCAATAATATCATCGATTTCTGCAGATGTGTAAGAGGTGTTATTTACAACATCAGCTTGCTCAGGTGAAACGCAAACTACGCAGTCCTTTCTATACTCAGCAATATTGTTAATCAAGTGAACTGCTGTAGCTGACGTAGATGCTCCACCAAGAAGCAATGCAATGTCGACTTCTTCTGACGACTTAAACAGGTCGTATGCTCTCTGGTATTGACCAGGAGTACCTGCAGATCCGTCTGCTCCAGATGCTAGAGAGTTTCTAATAGGTGTATTGCCTCCACCAAAAGAAGTTCCTCCGGCAGCTGATCCAGCATTAGTAACGCCAGTAGGATGATCAGCCCACCACAAATACTGGGACTGTCTATTTAGGACTTCTTTGTAGTAGTTGGTTGATCCATCTTCGTTTTTAGCATCAGATGCTTTAGATACCGCGTCAAATACTTCAATAACCTGACCTTTTATGTTAGTCCATTCACCATCTTCGTCAACTACAACAATGTGCATCTGGTCGTTAGTTCCACCGCGAGTAGTAGCAAACGGTGAAGTACCTGGTGCAGCAGTTACAAAGTTATAGTACTCCCATCGGCGGTTAAGGGCAGTACCAGAGTTTACAGTGTTACCAGTATATGCAGATTCAAGAGTTACTGATTTGCCGTCACCAGCTACAGTTGAGACTTTGTAGATGTCTTTGTCTGGTCCCAGCTGAAGTAGGTCACCAGCACTAATAACTGTTGCTTGGTTGGCTGAAAATACGACACCTGTATTTCCATTTACCACGGTGTAAGTACCAGACAACGTAGATTCAAATGCAGTAGCACTTGGGCAAATTGAATACTTCAGGGAGTTACCAAGTGCACCCGGGTACTTAGCAACTACATCACCACCACCAGAAATACCTGATGAGAAGTTAGCGTCGTAATCTTCTTCGCTCTTAACAAGAATGGAAGCGCCATTTGCATTGGCATTCACCAAGCCAGTGTTGTTGATTCGAACGGTATGTAACGTATCTGAGTATGCTAAAAAGTTAGCAGCCGTAAAAAAGTCTTTGAAGTAAGTTCCATTTGGTTTTTGGAACTGACTTACAAGCTGAGCTTCAGTGCTGATTAGTACACGTTGCTCAACTGGACCCCAACGGAACTGACCGGCAAAGCCGCCAGCTGTCGTTTGCACTGCAGGAACAATCGCGGTGAGATCAATCTCACTAGTATTGACTCCTGGAGAAATCTGGAAGGCCATTTTTGTCTCCTCGTGGTTTTTGTTTCTCGTATATTTATAATTTTCAGAAGTCTACGACGTCCTCTACATCATATTTGTAACCTAAAGGACCAACCGCATCTTCCGCATGGTAAACATCGTGACCGTCATTAACTATACCAAATGGTAAAACGTCATCTTCAATCATCTTTTGATTTTCTTGATATAATCGACTGCGGACATCGTTATCAGTAAGTTCGATAAAGAAGTCTTGTCTTACTAACCACGAAAACAAAACGGCACACATAACAAGGTCATCATGGTGACCTTCTTCAGCT